GCCAGCAAAACCGAGAGTAGTTGAATTGGCTAGAAGACAAGTTAAACGTCATCTTAAAGAGAATTTGGAATGGCCAGTAACACCTAGAATATTAACTCCTCAAGAAGCTGTTGGAGGCGTCCCGGGGAAGCTCGCTAGTGTAACTATGTCGAGCTCTCCTGGTTGGCCTCTTCTCAAATTTGCAACCGAAAAGGGAAAACGTTCATTTTTAAGATTGAAATCTGATGGTTTGAATTTGGAGTACGAACCAACTGAAGCTCTGTTGGAGGAGCTTGAGATGTATGATAGGTATTTATCTGATCCTGAAAATACTGAAAGACCTGATGTTCGTTGGTTAATGTACACCAAAGACGAACTGCGACCCATTGAAAAGATCAAGAGAGGAGCTGTGCGCTTAACTGCGTGTGGTCCTCTTGCTCTTTGGGTTAAGGCTCGCGAAATGACTGGAACTTTTATGGCTGCTCTTAACTTTTCCTGGCGAAAAACTGGATATGCTGTTGGATGCAACCCTAATTCTTATGACATGAATTTTCTTTTGGAAAGATTGATTGAGTATAATAATATGTTGTTTGCTGGTGATGGAAAGAACTGGGATGTCACTCTCCATAAACAATTTATAGATGCAGCCCTGCAAACGATAGGTGAAATCTGTGAAGAAAAGATCCCTGATTTTGACATGAAGAAGTTTGAAGCTCTTTGTGACTTGATCGTCAATTCTCCGATGCAGTTCGAATCATGGTTAGTTTGTATTCAGCACGGTCAGAGGTCGGGCAACATATTCACTACTGTTATGAATTGTATGATTCATGACATGTATTGGAGGTATGCCTTTCTTCTGAAGTGCCCTCAACACAAATTTGATGAGAATGTGAGGTTGGTTGTGTGTGGTGATGACATTTTAGTTGCAGTTAAAAATGAAATCCGGCTTGATTTTGATGATTTAATTTACTCAAGAGAAATAGCAAAAATTGGACAGACTTACACAAATGATGATAAGAAATCCGCTCTCACGGGGGCTCCGAGACCCATAGACAAAGTTACTTTCTTGGGGTGTCATCCCAAACGCCGAAATGGCAAATGGTATGGCGCTTTGAGAAAGTCTTCAATATGGGACTTATTCTTTTGGATGGAGAAAGGAGCTGACTGGGCCTTACGACTTCAAGCAGGTTTAAAGTTCATGTCGGGATGGGG